CATAACTCTACTTTCTTTAGAAGTCGTTTTATTTTCCCCTTTCCCGGCTCTACTTCAATTGTATCATATCCAATAGATAACCCTTGAAGTGCTTTCATCTTCATTACAACATGTGCATAATCTCCTATTTGGGTTCCTAAAGCCAGTCTACCAGCCACTTTAAGTCCCCTCTCATTCTCTGCCAGGGAATCCCAAACACCAAGAGGCTGCTTGTGATCATGTTGCCAAAGCATTGCTACCCCAGAACCATTCCTCCCACCTTTAATAAGAGATTCAAAAAAAGCCCCCCGTACTACGACATCTCCCCCACTATCAGGATCTCCTCCAAATGTAGAGCCATACCCTTCAAAGTAACCCTTCTCATCAGGAATTCCCGCTTTTGATTCACAAACAAATGGTGCTGTATATATTTCCATATCTTCCTCCATTACTCAAATGAGATATGATCATGCGTATTACAATGGCTTTGAGCTTCAGCTTTAGACCATTCCGACTTTGGATATCGAATAGCCTGTCTCTCTGATTTTTTACCCTTTATCCCAAAAATAAAATCTATTCGTTTTCCATCAACCTTTCCCGCATTATTTTCCCTTGCAAAAGAAGTATACTGATTGGGATCTCTCAAACGACAGGAAAATTCATTGGGTAAGGGTTTCTCTTCTACTGGTTCTGCATCCCGTTGTATATCCTTTGTATCAAATTCTTCCTCTTCTTTCTTAGGAACTTTGGGGGGAGGAGTTCCTTCCCCCTGATCTCCTTGTGGTTTATTCTGTGACTCTACCTGGGCCATAGCAAGTTTTCCTGCCATTTCAATGGGAACAGAAGTAGTAGGAACAAGGATAACCCCACAATCCGGTCGTTCTTCAAATCCAGCAAGTCTTCTCTTTTCATTGTATTCCAAAAAGTCAGAGCGTTCTGCCATTTCCCATTTCTTCTCCCGTTTGGGTGCAAGAGCGGGAATATCATTAAGATCATAATCAAAAAAATGATCTTCCTCTTCCTTCAGAAGTCCGGCAGTTAATTCATTTTTAAGAAGATTAAGATAAAAAATAATAGTATCTTCCCAGAAAGCCATACGAGCTTCTTTATAATTACTGAAAGTATTGTCCCCAGGTATACCCACAAGCATGGGAGGAACACCATAAGCAAAGGCAATCTTTCTACATAATTCCCTAGATCCTTCCATAAAATCCAATTCTGCTGGATTCCATCCATAAGGAAGGACACTTGCCTTTTCACCTTCTACAATAAGATTCTTTCGTGCATTGGTAGCACCACTTACGTTTTCCTGAAGCATTTTTTCCAATCGATCATACTGTTCATCAGTAAGAAACCCACCAACAGTAAAAATTAACCCGGGACGACCTTCGTTTTCCAGAAGATGTTTGTTCCATCGTGTGGCTTCATTGGAAGTGTCAATCTCCCTAGCTGCAGGTTCTGTAACAGCAGCTCCCCAATAATCATCTATTGGATGGAAACATTTAATATGGGTAATATCACAATCACCTGTTATGGGATCTTTTAACCAAGTAGTCGGCTTCGAATTAAACGTATATTCATACCCTTTAAGACGTCCCTTATCAGGATCCACAAGAATTTTCATCCTATCAGGACGAAGAGCATATAATTCCTTAACTACTTTTGTATTTGGTCCTGTTTCAGGAGTAATTTTCTCATAAAAGAGATTACCAGAAATAAGAAGATACCCTATTGACTGTACCATTAAAGAGGGCCAACATGTATCAGGATTGGGCCGTTTAATGATTTTGTTCAACGGGTGTTCAAAATCAACAGCAATATTTCCCCTACCGAGTTCCTTCTTTATCTCCCATGGAACGGATGCCACTGATTTAGCAATAATATCTATACAACGAAAGGAGATAACATTCTTTAAATAAGCTTCTTTCGCATAGTTCTCATAGTCCTGGGGAGTCCATTGTACTGGACTAGACCCAGAATAAATTACCCGCCTGGTAGCAGATTCCTTTTGAGAAAAAGGAAGTATGGTATTGAAATACTTTTTTATTTTATTGCTTAATTTCAATTATCTAATCCCTTTTATTTTATATAGCTAACCACAATACCAGGATAAGAATCCCCATAACCCCCCCACCAAGACCTGTTCCCCATCCAAACCAACGCCATGCTTTATGTCTGGATTCATCCTGACACTGTTCAATAGCCTGAACACTTTTCTTGCTAAACTTAATACATTCTGTCAGATACTTTCGTAACATTTCATTCTGATCCACACAGGTGTTATAGTCTTCTTCACTCACACATTTGGTACAATCGGCATATTGCTGAGTCTGTACGGGAGATGTTCCTTGTAAAGAGGAACAGCTAACGCCTATGAAGAGGGCGATTATTATCGAGATAAGCTTGCCATACATTGATTTTATCCTCCAAATCTCTTTTGTGTCGGTTAAGGTTAATATTCCCTTCAACAGTCTCTTCCGGTCTTTTCTTAATAGCCAGAACTATAGCCAAGACAGATAATCCAAGAACTGCAAGGGAAAGGAATGCTACAGCTACTTTAGCATAGGGTGTTTTCAATTTCCCCCAAATAAATTTAAAGAACTCACCGATCTTTCGTAATATCGTTTTCATCACATGCTCCTTATTGTGCCGATATATTATGTCCATCTTGTCTGGGTGGTTGTGCTGCAGGAGTAAGAAGCTCTGTTAGGGTATTTCCTGTACCAGTGGGGGGATTTATTCTGTTTTTATCAAACCATGTATAAACACCCAACCAGACACCAACAAAACCCAAACAACCCAATATCAATTGAACGGATATCCGTGCTGCCAATTTCTCTGGGCCATACATCTTTAGATAGACCATCTGTAAAATGGTAATTAAGAAAATAGTAATCCAGAAATAGGGGGGTTTAAATTTCCCCTTCGACATAAAAAACTCACTTATTATTCGTTTAACTGCTTTCATAGTTATGCCCTACTCGTTTTTTGTATGACCTGGATTTCTCCCGAGCTAAAATAAATTACAGGATCCAGATGCATATTTCCTTTCCATGTTTCAAAATGAAGATGATGTGCAAAAGAATTCCCTCTCTTGGGATTATAATCTGAATCTATTGCTGTAATACCTATGGGATATCCTTCCCCAAGGATAGCCCCTTCTACAACATCAGGATTGAAATTTACATGGATATACTTTATATCTGTACAAACAGTATCATCAAAAGGTCTACCCACTAAAAAATTATTCCCATAACCATCAATTCCAATTCGAACAACTATCATTTTCTCAGTACAAATAACTGGAAGAAGACGAAAGTTGACAAAATCAAAAGAACGGATATCCACCCCTCTATGACGTTCCCCCTTATAATTCTGAGTAAGGAGAATGGGAACCTGATTAAAAATAGGTGACTTCATTTATTCCTCCTACCATTCATATTCATGAAGACCAATAAGTATGTTCATTGTAGCCAAATTTGTGGCATTCTTACATTTGCCCCAAATCTTTGTTCCTGATGCTACAATGATATGTACAACAGAAGAGGGTTCTCCCCGAACATTGGATCCAAGTCCCGTTGTTAATATAGGAATATCTGAATATTGTCCCGCTGTTTCAGCTTCAGCACAAGTACCTGTTCCATAGAGTAAGCGGACCATATAAGCAGTAACAGAAGACAATTCAGTAATAAAAATCTTGTGTATATCAAAAAACCTCATCAAAGGATTTATAGGAGTATTTGCTACATCCAACATTAAGGTTTCTGCACCAAAAGCATTATTCCCACTTATAAGGGAATATCCTGTAAGGGAAGCAAGTGTAGCTCCCGCACCAAACCATCTTTCGTTGTTATGAAAGAAATAGCGAGTATGATAAGCATTATCATCTATTCGCATTATGGTATCTCGTCCGTTAATCGATATCATTGTACTACCAACTTCTTAATTAATTATGGACCAACCGATAACTTCTGTCCCTCTATGATTGACAGTTACGGTAGAGCCATGGGCAAAAACCAATTGATCCCCACTTTGGAAAAGAAGGGCATCAGAATAATGTATCCACAGATCCTGAACAGTCAGGAGTGCTTGGCTAAGAAGCTTAGTATTATAAGCACTCCCTCGGGCAGAACTTAGATAAATAACCAAATCAAATATGGATATCATGGCAATACTAAAATGCATCCGTATCTCTGCCAATCTCCATGCCTTTGTTGCATGGGCAATACTCTCAGCCATCCCATCAGCCGTATGTCCTGTTTCATAAAAGAGAATTGCTGCCAACGCTGATTTTCTAGGTATGATTCTGTAAAAGCCATTGTATTTCTCCTTATTTTTCTACTATACAATCATGTTGGGGGCATTCAAAACAAGAAACCCCACAAGGATTCTCCAAGGGATAAAAATTATCTTCTGAAAAACGGGTATTGTAATTACCTTCTTTCTTCCTGGGAACACGTTTTCCCTTATAGAATTCACGCATATGAATCTTATTTCTTTCCCTTTCAGAAATATCCTTCTGTATAAAAATTTCAAAAGAAGAAGGATTCATGCATGACGCTCATTACAAAGTAATTGCTGACTGAGAACCTTTTCCTCCAATCTACCAACTGTCTCGGAAACATGTTCCACCTTTCCAAAAATCTCTTTTATGTCACTTCGTCTTTCTTCCACACTCTTCTCACGATCTTTCTTTTCTTCTTGTATCCTGGCACAAATGGCTTCTTGCTTTTTATCGATTGCCCGTAATTGGAAAAACATAAATCCAGAAAACAGGGAAAGTATTCCCATAAATATGGAAACAATGACTCCGATGTGACTTTCCATTTAAGCTCTCCTTATTCGTATATTGTAACGTCCCTCATCAAGAGCGATTTTCTCAAAAGCCCCGGAAGCAGCATCCACCTGGTCATCATGCTTTCCAGAGGGGAATACTTCCAATTCATCAAGAAAGTCCTTTATCCACGACCCTTTAACAAGGGAAACATTCCCACTTTCACTCATGGAGGAAAGCGGGGCTGCCCGTTCCTCTTTTGATCCGGTAGCCTTATTCCCCTTGAAGTTATATCCGGGAAGGATAAAGCGTCTGTAATGATCAATGGTGTTCACACCGGAGGAACCGGGTTCCTGTTCCATACAAATAAGAACATTTTTCCCGTCAGCTTGTGCCGTCTGTTTTATTATCTCTTCAACATTCCTGGGGGACCATCTCCCACGAATAACAGAGTCTATACAATAGGTATTATTGCTTAAACGGTGCATACGAACACCAGCGGTAAAGTCAGGATCATTCGAACGTCTTCCCTGTACCTTCTTCAATTCCGTTGCAGCAAGATCCCAATACCGAACAGTAGAGGATATTTTGTCAGGAGAGGGTGTCCTTTCAATTACAGCAAACCATTCCCTGCTAAACAATCTTCCCGCTTCTTTTATCTCCCAATCCCCATTGATAAGTCTCTGTCTGGTAACAGGATCCAACTTGTTCAGGGATTTAAGGTATTGCTCTTTCTCCAGATATGGGTTGTCGCTAATACCTGCAGGAATAAACACCACCCCTTCTTCCCGGGTAGCATCATCAATATATTTGGTCTTTAGCTCAAAATGGCTGATTCCGCCAGGGTTTGAAGCCAGACGGAATCGAATTGGAACCGGATTATCTATAGTCTTTCTCAATCGAGAGAACATGAACAATATTTGTGACCACCGCAAATCCCCTGCTTCATCCACACCAATGAACTGGAATTCAGAGGAGTTAAAGTTCAGGTGGTCATAGGGACCGTCAAGATAACCGAAGGTAATGGTAGCACCGGAGGGAAAGAGCCACTGTTTATTCTTCTCATCCCAATGACAATTCTTTCCCGATAGCCAGGACATGGCACGATCCATAAGAGATCCCGGCATGGAAAGGTTCTTATAGGTGTCACGGAGAAGGAGTGCAGCATAATGAGGATAATCTACATACTGCAGGGCAGCCATGAGAAGAGCATCCGATTTCCCCCCGCCTACAGCCCCACCATAGAACGCATCGAGACAGGGAAGCCAAAGGAATGCTTCCTGTTTCGGTGTGGGCTGGTGAGGAACGTACTTAGTTAATTTCGGAATCAGTAGGTTCTTCAGGTTCGGCTGTGATAGCACCAGCTGTGTGTAAAATTCTGAGGACTTCTCCAACATGTTCTGCTGACCGTTCTCCTATATTTATTTCCAATACTTTCCTATCTTCCGTTATCTTCGTAATGTTCCCTTCCAGCTTCCGGGTCCACCCAAAGCGATTCTGCATATTCATCATAAAGAGTGTGGAGTTGAAATACTTGTTCCCCAGGTTCAACCGGCCCTGTTCCCGCCACCATAACCCGGATAACGCCTCACCGAGTTCTACCGCCTCTGCAAACTCCGGCACATACATATCACTCTCCGCATCACACCACCGGGTAATCTGACTCGGGTGTATCCCCAATAATGCTGCAGCATCCATCTTCGTCCGACCCTGGCTCAGTATCTCAATCACCCTCTCACACATCTCCGGCCTGTATTTCTTTTTCTTGTTGTACCGAGCCATCTCCTTGCATTCTTCCACCAGTTCCTTCGAAACAATCTCCTGCCCAGGTATCACCGTAAGCAACTGAGTCTCCCGCTCCGCTTCAGAACTTGGCTTCATACACTCCTGCTGCGTCTTCCCCTTCCAATTCCATTTCTTCTTCTTCTTATCCTTCCTCTCTCTCTTAGCAGCTTCCAGCAACCCTGG